ACAAGGTTCTAGTAACACTATTAACGCTGACATTGATGTAGACTCAGCAACTAACTATATGAATATAGATGGTGCCAGTAACACAGTAAACTACGATGGAGACGGCTATGCCCAGGGGTATTTTCACCTTACACACACAGGAAGCTCAAGAGCCTTTGATGTGGATCAACAAAGCACACAAGATTCAGATTGGCTTAAGGTTACTTCTACTGGTTCTAGCGGTACAGTTTGCATTAACCAAGACGATCAAGGCACAAGCGTTGGATGTTGATATTGGAAGCATTACACAGTTAAACGGCAATACTAGAGTAGTACGAGACAAACCTTATGAGAGCGAGATTGATTTCTCGCTTAACTCTATGGATAAACTAGAAACTGCGCAAGGCAGAATGGGTGTTACGTTCAGAGATGATACAACAATACGTCTAACAGAACACAGTAACGTAATCATAGATAAGTTTGTATTCGATCCTGATCCAGCTAAATCTACAATGGCTTTATCCTTTGTCAAAGGTACTGGCAGATTCATAAGTTCTAAAACTAAAAGACGTATACCTAAAGATAACATTAGTATTAAAACCAATGCAGCCACCATTGGGATTCGTGGCACAGATTTCACGTTAACAGTTAAAGAAACTGGAGAGACTTTAGTGATCCTACTCCCTGATGAGTTTGGCAACTCTAGCGGTGAGATAACTGTAGACACAGCACTAGGTCAGGTAGTCCTTACTAAAGCCTATGAAGCTACTACAGTATACAACTTTGAAACTCCTCCAACTCCTTCAGTTATACTAGACCTAACACTAGATATGATTGACAATATGCTCATTGTAAATCCTCCAGAGACTAAAGAGATTCAAACAGACGAGTCAGCTGCTGCTGTAGATAATCTATTAGATGTAGACTTCTTAGAGTTTGACGAGCTAGAACAGGATGATTTAGCTGAAGATGATTTAGAATATACAGAGCTAGACATAGACTACCTAGCAGGTAATTTTCTTGAAGACTTACTGGATGTCATACAAGAAGTTGACGAGCTAAGTAAAGCAAATAAAGCTTTGTCTGCAGATGGAGTAAAAGGTACTGCAGTAGGCTACGATGGTGACACCCAAATTAGTACCTTTGTTACTGACACAAACTTAAAGTTTTTACGTGCTATAGAAGATACACTAGAGATGAACGTATCTAAAGATGGTTCATACAGTATAACTATTGAACAAGAAGGTAAAGTAAATAGAGTCACTACTAACGGAGGTAGCTCTTCTGTTATCAATATTAAACAAGGAAGTTAAGACTTACGAGCATTTAAATCCGCTTCTATTTTATTATGTACTTCGTCTAATTCTCTTGTCGCGCTTCTTACTGTCGACTGTAGTAGGTTAAAGTCTTCTTTAGTTAATTGTTTAGCTAATACGGTAATGTCTGTACTTGTTCTTTCAGTAATTAACTGTCCTTGTTTATTAAACAAAACTTCATAGCCTAATAGTTTTGCTTCTGTCCTTTTTTTTCTAGCCATTAAATTATCTCACAAGTACCTGCACTACAGGCCAACTCTTTAGTGTTCTCAGTATTATCTTCTGTCTCATACTCTGTTATCTTAGACCAATCTACTGTGTCTGTAGTTTTCTTTAACCACTTACGATATTCATTATAAGTTATCTCTTGATAAGGAGCTTGCTTATATGAATGATCTGAGTAAGGAAGAAAAGAGATACCAGATATATCATCAAAGTTTTCTTTTACCCAAGCACCTACGCTCATCCATTCATCTTCTTTAACTGAAATTGTTACGGAAGGCTTATGCTCGCACCATTTATCTTGGTAGTCCTTCCAGATATTTAAGTGTTCAATAGCTGTAAAGTCTTTTCTAGTAAATGCACCTTTAGGACTCTTCATTGGAAAATAAAAAACATAGGTGTGTTCTGGTTTAGTAAGATCATCTTCGTGATATACACCTGCATCTACCATCATCTTAGCTAACGGATCTTTCTTGTCTGCTCTGACAGTACGGAGGTAGTATGGGCTATGTCTAGTGTGAATACCAGAAGCACTATCGACCAGTTGGCTAACTGTTCCGCTAGGTTTGACGCACGTTATTGCTGCGGATTGGGGGATACCTAGTTTCTTAGCCCATACTTTATTAACAGATACGGATAAATCTTTTAACTCCTGTAAATCTATCTTGCCGTTTATCATATTAACGTTGTCCATTATACCTGTAAGTGATACTCCAAGCAACGATTCTTCTTCTGTATTTTGTTTCCATTTACTTGTCTAGTATCTAAAGTTTGTAAGTGTAGCCTGGAACGTACCAAGTATAGTAGCCAGTTCTACTTTCTTTTTAAGAGTATCTGCTGTATCGTTTGCTCTAACTACAACTTCAGTAAGATTACAAAATTGTTTATTGCGTAGGATAATTTCACTACAAGGATTACAACCAAAGTCTTTATAGTCTTCTCGTCTACCGTTCTTTGATGCCTGCTTTTCTGCAGCTTGACGATTAAAGATACCACGCTCACCGCTTTTAGACTCATACAAAGATAACCATTCACGCATAAACGCACCAGTTTCTGCAGCATCTGTATAGGCTACAGAGTTATTAGATAACGCTCTCTGTTGATTGTCTTCCCACCAAGCACCTGACTTAGCATTACGCATACGGTTGTCTGACAAGTTGCTCAAGGAGATTAAAGCGCTTCTGCGTACTCCTCCTACGACTACTACTTCTGCGACCTTACACATTAAATCGTGACAGTCTATGGACACAAGCTTACGTTGTCCTTTTGTAATAGCATCACGGAATATATTAATAGTAAAATCAAATAACTCTTCAAGCGGAGCAGGGCCACTAGCACGACCACCAAAGGTTTTAAGTCTAGCACCGTAAGGTCTAATGTTGGAAACATCCCACGTAGGAATCTGTCCTGCATACAGTAACGACAGCAGTTCTTTGTAGGACTTTGCCCACCCAATCTTAGAGTCAGCTACTTTTATTACTGTATCTGTATTGAATAGTTCTTCAGGTAGATCAGGAAGTTGATTAACATACTGACGCTCTACACTAAAACCGACACCTGTGCCACACATAAGTATGTATAGTGTTTCATCAAAGGCTCTGACATTATCGACAGCTACATAACTACAGTTAAATCCTGCTACGTTGTCTTGCTCTAATGCTTTACCTGCTGACATCAATGCTCGCATACTTGGCATAACATCTAAGTTAAGTACAGCTTCTTCTAAATATTTTCTAGTTCCGTTCCACGTAACGATGTCTAAGTTATGTTTCTGAGTTAAATGATTTTCAAAGAAATCAAAATATCTAGAAACAGTTTCACTCCATGTTTCTCTACGTTGATGTTCTTCGTTCCACCTTGCATATCTACTAAGGTGTATAAATTGTTGATAGTTTGTGGGTAACTCTGCGTTGTTTGTTTGTGTCATGTTATATCTCTTGTAAAATGTTTAGTGTTAAATATAAAAAAGAAGTAAAGCTTATCAAAAGAAAAACAATAGGCATAAGTGCATCCCATAGTTGTACTTCTACTTCTAATGTTCCATCAATTCCTGCTCGTAGCATTTGTAAAAATAAAAACCCTAAACAAATACTCGCTTGTACTATTCCTAGCAAAGCTAACACCCCTGCTACTGCAATGTTGTTACTAAATAAAAAGTAACAGCCAACTGACATACCTATAAAAGGTATCATATATAATAATCTACTTACCATGTGTTTTATCCTCTGTCCATAAGTGTATAGCTATAATAGCGTAGTGTATAATCTTTAACAAGTCACCTTGATTTTTATATTCTCCAGTAACAGAGTCAGGTTTCTTACCGTACCTTATAGCGTACTTTATAATGTTACCCATGCAGAAACCATCTCCGTGTCCTGCATCTATAACCATCTCTGTTGCTTGCTGTTTGCCAGAAGCATAGTGTTGTTCGTATGTATTATCTATATATCTTTTTATTTGTTCTATTGTATTGTCTTCGTTAAATTTGTACTTCATGCTGCTTCCTCTAAATAAGTAATAGCGTTTGTTAAAATTTCTGTGTTGTCTTTAAAGTGTCCAAGTCCAATATTACACAAGCGACATAACAAACCTCTTACTTTATTGGTTGTATGACAATGATCTACGCAAGCTGTACTTTTACTAAATTTAACATTACAAATTTTACATTTATTATTTTGTTTTTTTAACATAATATTTTTTTCTTTTAAAGTTATGTTATATTTATATTTTAATCGGTAATCTTTAT